CCAGTAATAGGCAGAATAGTTAGCACGGACATAAAACTAAAGGCTCCTGATTATATAGAGTCAACCGACCCACGAATATGTCTACTTCCAGGGTCTAAAAATTTTGCCCAAATTATAAATGCAGAAGAGTATCTCGCGAAGGTAGCGACCACTGCAACAGCTGTTGCAACAGGTGGAGTAACAGCAGGTACAGTTGCTGCTGCAAAAGCTTTCACACCATCAGTTGTACCATTTGTAGCTGTTAATAAGGATAATGATAATAATACCTATGTGTATCTAAAAGACATACTAGTAAACTGCATCATGCTGATGTCAGAGCTAGATGCTGTAGAGCAAAGTGATGGAACTCTTGGTACTTTTCTATATAATGTATTACGTAAAATAAGCGACACTTGTGGTGGAATTTGGGATTTTGATATAGTGTCTAATACTGAAAATTGCTCAGATAACAACGATGTTCCAACATTAACCGTAATTGAAAGAAAAGACACCTCAAACACAACTCCATACCTAGTACCATCATTACCAAACAACACTGTAGTTAGGGAACTTAAGCTGGACTTGAAGATGAACGAAGCCATGAAGTCACAAGCTTTATACTCTAATGCACCAGCAGAAGCAAGCAACAACTGTAGTAAAAACACGACTTGTGGATCTAACGCATTTAAGCCTTTTGCTTTAGCAAAGGTAAAAGGGGCCCCTAATCAAACAAACGGTGTGACAAACCTAGCATACCCTGCAGCAACAGAGGTACAAGCACCACCCTGCCATTGCAAAGGGTCAAAAACAACGCCTAGCCAAGACAAAACATTTCAGGAGTATATGGTAGATGTAGTTGACATCGTAACTGACGAAACAACAGCAGCTGCAAACAACGCTTTAATTGATAAAATAGCTGAGGATACTGTAGACAACGATAGTTATCTGTGTAGTGGTATAATATTACCCTTTAACTTTGAATTCACCGTTGATGGTATTGGTGGCTTTAAGTTTGGTCAGATTGTTTCAAGTACGCGTATTCCAGACACCTTGCGACAAAATTATGTGTGGCAAGTAACTGCAGTTGAGCATACAATGAACATTCAAGATTGGACAACAACAGTAAAAACTGTAGCTAGATATAAACCAACTAAAAAAGGAGCTAAACCAGCACTCCCTAACGGAGGTTATAGCGTTGGTGTAACAAACCCTGCCGCCACTACTGGAACATAAGCATGCAAAAACAATCTAAAAAAGCACAAGATACATCTTATAGTGTCTATTCTCCGAGAAAGCAAGAGAATATTTATCTTTACACAAAAGGAAAGGAATATAGCTTAAACGGAAAAGAGTATATAGGTGAATATCATCTGGATAATCAAATTCCTAAAACAGGACCTAAACCTACAAGCAATTCACAAAAACTACAAAGACATTATGTTAATGAGGATCACTACACTTATGAAAAAGTGAAAAAGTTTAACGTCCTAGTTGCAAAGTTTGTTGATCCAATTCCACATAGATATAATCCAAACCAAGCAGCTTATGATAGTGGATTTGACAGAAGATATTTTGTTGAGAAAATAAACGACACAGAAAGTTACATAATAGAGATAGATCAACAACAATACAACGATATTGGAAAGCCAAACGGAATAGACCCAGGCCTTTTTAATTTTGTTGCCGTTGATTGGAAATTGACAGGAAGGCAACAAGACATACTTAATTATAATGAAGCTTCCTTAGCTGCTGCAATTAGCATTATTCCAAATATACAATACGGTGTGAGAAACTATCTTGAATATGCTCGAATAACTTTAGTTTGATATTCTAAAATATTTTAGTATGTTTAGGTTATGATTATAGATAACCAAACTCAACTATCAACATTAAAGAATAGAAATTTATTTCTTTACCCTGTATTAGAGGATAGTAGGTTGCATATATGCGTTAATAAGATCATCGCTTTTGTTTTTATAGATTGTGACTCAAAAGAAACATTCACTTTAAGTAATGGACATCCTGACGGACTTTATAATAACTCAGACCTATCATTTTTATTAGATTGCACTGTTTACAGCTACGACACAGCCTATCTAACCAAGGCTGGGTATTACACTAATAGTTTTATTGACGTAAAGTTTCAATACTACCTCAAAACAAATCAAGCTTGCAACTTTGAAACTCCAACAATCATAAAACATTACGCTAGGCATTTTCCAAAGTGTGAAAAGATAGGAACAATAGTGCCACTACATAAACACGAAGAAATAGCTTTAAATTTATTTTTAGAAGTTTTTGTGAGAGAAAAACAACCTGGCTTAGCATTCTACCAAGAAAAGATATTAAAAATTTTTACCACTATTGAATATAATGGATTAAGAGTTGATGAAAAACTTTTCTCTGAAAGATTTGGAGAAAGCTACTCTAGAAAAAAAGAATTATGCTACACACAATACAACTATTACACAGCAGCTGGAAGACCTAGCAACAGGTTTGGAGGTATTAATTTTGCAGCTTTAAACAAAGAAGATGGAACAAGAGAATGCTTTATTTCTCGATATGAACAAGAAGGCATCCTGGTTGAAATGGATTTTAATTCATATCATCCAAGGTTAATTGCATCAATGCTTAACTACGACTTCAAAAAGGAAAATGTGTATGAGCATTTAGCAAAGCATTATAATAATACAGATACACCAACAGAAAAACAAATAAGCGAAGCAAAAGAAGCAACTTTCAGACAATTATACGGAGGAGTGCAAAAGCAGTATTTGCATATTCCATTTTTTGCTGCAACAAACGATCTAGCACAAGCTCTGTGGAAAGAAGCAGAAAATCATGGATACATAGAAAGTCCAATATCAGGCAGAAGATTAATAGTGGATAACTATCAAGACATAAACTGCTATACCCTATTTAACTATTATATACAGATGTTTGAAACAGAAACAAACACCTTAATATTAGAGAAACTGCTTGCGGAGATAAAAGATATGAAGTGCCTTCCAGTATTATACACATATGATAGTATATTGTTCGATGTACATAAATCAGAGTTAAATAACCTTGTAAATAATATACTTCCAAAGGTAATAGACTATAATCTATTTCCAGTTAAAATAAAAACAGGAAGTAACTATAAAAATTTAGCTGTTTGATCAAAAAGGTCTCTATTTATACAAAGAGCGTTTTGCTTTGTAAAATATATGAGACAACAATTACTTTGTACTTTTACTTATATCGACGAGTTACATACTAGCTTGACTCACATTTTTAAAACATACACTTTGGATGGAGTATCTAATATGCAATGTTATCATTATGTGAAATCACCAAACAATGTGATCTGTGTATATAACGTCAACTTAGACGAAAAAAGGTTAAAAGATACAATATCTATCAATCGCAAAAAACAAACAAACACCCTCTACAGTATTAACGCACTTAATAATTTAATTCAAACTCTCAATAACGGAATCTTAGATAAGACTTTTGTTGTTAATTGGGAAAATTATTCTAATGCAATTTTGTTAGCTGATAATACCATGGGCTATAAAAGCATTGAAATAAAAGAATTATCTTATTAGTGTTGTTTTACAACATAAAGTTTAGTAAGTTTAGTAGACTAATCTAAGGGAATTATTATTTAGCACGTTGTTGCAAGTTTAAAAAATTAACCCTATATTAGTAAAGTCAAGTAAAAACAATTTAAAACAAAAACAAAATGGCAATTAATTTAGACCAAATCAGACAAAAGTTACAACAAATGCAGCAAGCAAGTAACGCAGGCGCAAAATCAAGTGATTACGTTTGGAAACCCCCAGTAGGAAAATCACAAATTCGTATTGTACCTTACGCTCATGACAAAAACAATCCTTTTATTGAAATGTATTTCCACTATGAAATTGGAAAGCGTACTATGGTATCACCTATTACTTTTGGTAAACCAGATCCAATTGTGGAGTTTGCTGAAAAATTAAAAAAGTCAGGAGATAAGGATGATTGGAAATTAGGTAGAAAAATTGAACCTAAGTTTCGTGTGTATGCTCCAATTATCGTTAGAGGACAAGAACATGAAGGTGTAAAGTTTTGGAGCTTTGGCAAACAAATCTATACTGAGTTACTAAGCGTTATTGCAGATCCTGACTATGGTGATATTACCGATTTGATGGGAGGTCGTGACCTTACAGTAGAGCATATTGCAGCTGAAAAAGAAGGAGCATTTCCATCATTCACAGTTAGGGTAAAACCAAACACAACTCCAGCAACAACAGACAAAGAAATTGCTGAGATGATTGTAAACAAACAAAAAGCAATCACAGAATTGTTCAGTGAATCTACCTATGAAGAAATGACAGATGCTTTGCAAAAGTGGTTAGATCCTTCTAAGGATGAGGCAGCTGCTAAATCAGCAAGTAAGCCTATCACAGGAGCTACCACAGCAACTAAATCAGACGATATTTCATCAGCATTCGATTCATTATTTAATTCATAATCAACATGGCGAAACAAAAAGTTGTACCCGATGAAATATCGGGAAGGGACGAACTAGCATCCTTACTAGCGGATAGCTTAAATAAAAAGTTCAAAGACTTTAAAGCTGCTCACTTTTTAAGTGGGCAAGAAGAAACGCCAACAGATTTAACAGAGTGGGTCTCAAGTGGATCCACTCTGATGGATCTAGCTATATCAAATAGACCAAATGGAGGATTTCCAGTAGGTCGCATTATTGAACTTCAAGGAATGGAAGCTTCAGGTAAAAGTTTGATTGTAGCACACACATTGGCAAACACACAAAAGAAGGGTGGATTAGCTGTTTACATTGACACAGAAAACGCTTTAAGTGAGGAGTTTCTGACAGCTGTAGGTGTTGATGTGGCAAACATGCTTTATGTACCTTTAGAAACAATTGAAGATTCTTTTGAGGCGGTAGAAAACATTATTGAGACTGTACGCAAATCTTCTAAGGATAGATTAGTGACTATAGCATTGGATTCAGTATCAGCAGCAACTACTAAAATAGAGCAAGATGCTGATTATGATAAAGATGGTTGGGCAACTTCTAAAGCTATCCTAATGTCAAAAGCAATGCGTAAAATCACAAACATTATTGCAAAGCAAAGAGTGTTATTGATATGTACCTCTCAGTTACGTGAAAAGATGGGTGTAATGTTTGGAGACAAATACACAACCTCAGGAGGAAAGGCTCTTGGTTTTCATGCAAGCTGTAGAATTAGACTTAAAGGAGTGGGTAAGCTTAAAAGTGGAAGTGGTAAAACTGAGCAAATTATTGGAGTACAAACCGAAGCTCAGGTAATTAAAAACAGAATGGGACCTCCTTTCAAAAAAGCTACTTTTGATATTTACTTTAACTCTGGGATTGATGACTTAAACTCTTGGCTGACTCTTCTAAAAGATTATGGAGTCCTGAAAGTATCAGGAGCTTATTATACTTTAGTTAATGAAGAAACAGGCGAAGAAATCAGATTCCTGTCTAAGGATTGGAGAGGTATGTTAACAGAAGATCCCTTATTAAAGGATTATTGTTACAAGAAGATTTGTGATATTTTTATTATGAAATACAGGTCTCAAGACATGATTGATCCTGATAGCGTTACAGTTGACGATGAGCTACCCGAATAAGTATTTAGCATTATTAAATGAGTTACGAACAAAAGGGCCTGAAAACAATCAGCATCTTAATTCTAGGGTGCTGATTGTAGACAGCCTTAACACTTTCATTAGAGCTTACAGTGCTAGTCCAGTCACTAATGGTGATGGAGAACACGTAGGAGGCATATCAGGAACCTTACTTAGTATAGGTCATGCTATTAAAAACATATCACCAACAAGAGTGATAGCTGTATTTGATGGCAAGGACGGCTCAGCAAAAAGAAGACAACTATATCCTGAGTATAAAGCAAATAGAAAGTTTAAGGTAAGGCTTAACAGATCAGAAACTGTAGACAAACAAGATAACCAACTTCAACAATTAGTTAGGTTAGTCCAATATTTTGAGGCATTACCGATCACTACAGTTGTAGCTGATGGAGCAGAAGCTGATGATATTATAGCTTATATTTCTAATGATTATTTAGCAAACAAAGATAGCCAAGTCTTCATAATGTCCTCAGATAAAGATTTTTATCAGCTGGTTGATGATAGGGTTCATATTTGGAGTCCAACAAAAAAGAAATTTTATTACACCGAAGATGTTACAACAGAATATGGAATATATCCTACAAATTTTGCTCTTTATAGGGCTTTGCTTGGCGATAAGAGCGATAACATTACAGGGGTTGATGGTATTGGCACAAAAACAGTTCAAAAAAGATTTCCAATACTCTCCCAAAAAGAAAAAATCTCAGTCGAAGACCTCGTTGAGTATGCAAAACAACAACCACAAAACATAAAAATCTACCAACAACTAATTCAATCAGAAGAAATTTTAAAAAGAAACATCCAACTGATGCAATTGTCGGAAAGTAACTTAAATACCTCAACTAAACTGAGAGTAATGAACACCTTAGAAACTAAAGGAAGCAAGTGTAATAAAATGCAAATTCATAAAATGCTTGTAGAAGATAGAATGACTTTGGCAATTAAAAATGCCGATATGTGGTTGAGGGATGTAACACAAAAACTAGATCTTTTTGTTTTGCAAGACTAATATTAATTTAGTATGTTTATAATATGCAAACACAAGATACATTACAATTTTATGGAACTAACTTCCAAAATAAGGTTTTAGCTTCCTTAATGAAGGATAGAGCGTTTCTGCAGCAAATACATGACATAATAGATCCAAAATATTTCTCATCAGATTCTTCCCAGTGGATCGCAAAAACAACACTAGCTCATTTCACAGAATATAAAACACCTCCTTCTTTGGAAGTGTTGAAAGTTCATGTGGATGAGATAACTGTTGATTTACTAAAAACAGCTGTAGTCGAAAACATTAAAGATGTTCTTAGGTTTACAGACTCAGATGATTTATCTTTTATAAAAGACAGAACAATTGAGTTTTGCAAAAACCAAAAGATAAAGGCAGCAATCCTACAATCAGTGCAACTACTATCAGCAGGCAAGTATGATGAAATAAAACATGCTATTGATGAAGCTATGAAAGCTGGAACTGATAGAAATATAGGACATGAATATGCAACTGATATAGCTTCTCGATTTACTGAAAACAAAAGAAACACGATTCCAACACCTTGGGATATTATTAACGAGGTGATGGATGGAGGATTAGGAACTGGAGAGATGGGTGTATTCGTAGCACCTGCTGGAATTGGTAAATCCATGGCTTTAGTGAACATAGCAGCTGATGCTGTGAAGAAGGGAATGAATGTTATTTACTACACCTTAGAGTTATCTGAAACTTACGTAGGAGCAAG